AAAGCTGTACAGAATGTTTGACCATCAAATAACAATGAAGCTATGAAATCAGAAGATTTAAAAAAAGAAATTATACACGCAGGGCGTAGAGCTGTAGAGCAACTAATAAAAGTAGCTAAAGAAGATATTATAAAGCCTGACCCTGATGATGAACTAGCAGCGGATAGATTAAAGAACGCAGCAGCTACAAAAAAGCTAGCTATATTCGATGCTTTTGAAATACTTAACAAAATAGATTCAGAGGAAGAAGTAATTAACTCTGGAGGACAAGTGGATAAAACAGATACAAAACAAGGGTTTGCAGAACGAAGGTCAAAATAAATTATATCACGTAATAAAAGATTATATTCCTAAATCTGTTCTAACAAAAAAGAACAGAGCTAAGACTTGGCTTTATGGTTATAGCGAAAAATATGACCTAGTTGTAATATCAAAAAACGGAACGATAGGTCAGATAATAAATATAAATGGTTTGGCAATTGGACTTCCTAAACATCCAGAGAAGTTATTCACACGCTCTGATAAGAAAGAAGAACAGTATTGGGAGCGAGAAGAATTACCAAGAGACTTATCAAGAATCAATTCTATATTTCAATGGAACGACAGACCTTCTGCATTTAAAAACAAATGGGTTGATTATATCGAATCAGAGTTTGATAGAAGAGAGCTAGGCTTTTGGTTTTATAACAACGGCAAGCCTACATACATAACAGGCTCGCATTATATGTATCTACAATGGACAAGTATTGATGTTGGATACCCAGATTATCGTGAGGCAAATAGAATATTTTTTATATACTGGGAAGCTTGTAAAGCAGACAAGAGATGCTTTGGTATGGACTATCTTAAGATAAGACGTTCAGGTTTTTCTTTTATGGGGTCGTCTGAGTGTGTCAATACGGGAACGCTGGCTAGAGATTCAAGGGTTGGAATACTTTCAAAAACTGGTTCGGATGCTAAAAAAATGTTTACCGATAAAGTTGTGCCTATAGCAAACAGATTACCTTTCTTTTTTAAACCTATTCAGGATGGTATGGATAAACCAAAAACTGAATTAGCCTTTAGAGTTCCTGCATCCAAGATAACAAAAAAGAATATGCACGAGGTTATGGATGATGAGCTGACAGGACTTGATACAACGATTGATTGGAAGAACACAGATGATAACTCTTATGATGGTGAGAAACTACTATTACTAGTACACGATGAATCAGGCAAGTGGTTAAAGCCAAATAATATTCAAAATAACTGGCGTGTAACTAAAACTTGTTTGAGATTGGGTAGTAAAATTATCGGTAAGTGTATGATGGGTTCTACTTCAAACGCACTTAGCAAGGGTGGTGAGAATTTTAAAAAGTTATTTGAGGATTCTAATTTATCAACAAGAAACGCTAATGGTCAAACTAAATCAGGATTGTATTCTTTATTTATTCCTATGGAGTGGAATATGGAAGGTTTTATTGATAGGTTTGGTATGCCAGTATTTAGAAAGCCAGAGAGAAAAATTAGAGGAGTAGATGATGAGTGGATTACAAACGGAGCGATAGATTATTGGGAGGCAGAAGTAGATTCGTTAAGGAAAGATGCAGACGCATTAAATGAATTTTATAGACAGTTTCCAAGAACAGAATCTCACGCATTTAGAGATGAAAGTAAATCTTCTTTATTTAACCTTACTAAAATTTACCAACAAATAGATTACAATGATTCACTTATTATGGAACATCACGTAACAAGAGGTAGATTCTATTGGAAAGATGGGGTGAAAGATTCAGAGGTTATTTGGACACCAGACTCTAGGGGAAGATTTAAAGTATCCTGGACACCTAACAGAGGGTTAGCTAATAAGAAAATTATAAAACATGGAATATATTTTCCTATCAATGAGCATATAGGCGCATTTGGATGTGACTCGTATGATATATCAGGTACTGTGGGAGGAGGAGGTTCTAATGGAGCTTTGCATGGTCTAACTAAATACAATATGGAAGAAGCTCCAAGCAATGAGTTTTTTTTAGAGTATGTAGCTAGACCTCAAACAGCTGAGATATTTTTTGAAGAAGTATTAATGGCTTGTGTATTTTATGGTATGCCAATATTAGTTGAGAACAATAAACCCAGACTTTTATATCATTTTAAAAATAGAGGGTATAGAGGGTTTAGTATGAATAGGCCAGATAAGCATTACAATAAATTGTCAAAAACAGAAAGGGAGCTTGGAGGTATACCCAACACTTCAGAGGATGTAAAGCAATCGCATGCTGCAGCTATAGAGTCATACATAGAAAAACATGTAGGTATAGATTTAGAGGGTGTGCATAGAGCTGCCGATGAAATGGGTAGCGTATACTTTACTCGTACACTAGAAGATTGGGCTAGGTTTGATATTAGCGCTCGAACAAAGTTTGATGCAAGTATAAGTTCAGGTTTAGCTATAATGGCAAATCAAAAAAACGTATATCTACCGCAAAAAAAAGAATCAAAAATAAGTCTTAACTTTGCAACATATAATAATAAAGGAACATTAAGTGAATTAATTAGATGAAAGAGGTAAAAATAAACATTTCATCTGTAGGATTCCCTAGTCAGTTTGTATCTGACGCTGAAAAAGCAACCGATGAATATGGGTTGCAAATAGGGCAGGCTATTCAATATGAGTGGTTTCGTAAAGATTCTAATGGATGTAGATACTATAGTCAGTGGAGGGACTTTAACAGATTACGCTTGTACGCAAGAGGTGAACAATCAATAGCAAAATATAAAAACGAATTAGCCGTAGATGGTGACTTATCTTACCTTAATTTAGACTGGACTCCAGTTCCTATAATCCCAAAGTTTGTAGATATAGTTGTCAACGGAATGTCGGATAGGCTTTTTAAAGTAAAGGCGTATGCACAAGACGCATTATCTCAAGAGCATAGAAGTAAATTTCAAGAATCTATACAAGGGCAGATGGTGGCAAAAGAGCCATTACAAACTGTTCAACAAAATACAGGATATAACCCTTTCACGATGAATCCTGAAGATTTACCTTCTGATGATGAAGAGTTATCGCTGTATATGAATTTAAATTATAAACCAGCCATAGAGATTGCAGAAGAAGAAGCGATTGATACAATGTTTGCCGAGAATCATTATGAGGATATTCGTAAACGATTAGATTACGATATGATGGTAACGGGTATGGCTGTAGCAAAACATGAATTTTTACCAGGAAGCGGAGTTGAAGTATCGTATGTTGACCCTGCTAATATAGTGTATAGTTACACAGAAGACCCTCATTTCAAAGATTGTTTTTATTGGGGTGAAATTAAAACTGTTCCGATAGCTGAACTTATTAAAATTGACCCCACACTTACAAACGAGGATTTAGATAAAATATCTAAATACTCACAGAGTTGGTATGATTATTTTAACACTGCTCAATTTTATGAAAATGATATATTTTATCGTGACACTTGTACCTTGATGTATTTTAATTATAAAACCACTAAGAAAATGGTTTATAAGAAAAAGAAAATGGAGAATGGAAATATGAGGATGATTGAAAAAGATGACACATTTAATCCGCCTGATGAAATGATGGAGGAGAATAATTTTCAAAAAGTTGAAAAGACTATTGATGTGTGGTACGATGGTGTAATGGTAATGGGAACAAACATTATATTAAAGTGGGAGCTTGCTAAAAACATGGTGAGACCTAAATCATCATCTCAGCATGCAATACCTAATTATGTGGCAGTAGCGCCTAGAATGTATAAAGGGGTAATTGAGTCATTAGTTAGAAGAATGATTCCTTACGCTGATTTAATTCAAATAACTCATTTAAAACTACAGCAAGTTATTGCTAGAACAGTGCCAGATGGTGTGTATATAGATGCAGATGGTTTGAACGAGGTTGATTTAGGAACGGGAGCAGCATATAGTCCAGAAGACGCATTAAGGCTTTACTTCCAAACAGGTTCTGTTATTGGAAGAAGTTATACTCAAGATGGAGAGTTTAATCAAGGTAAAGTCCCAATACAGCAACTTACAAGCAATTCAGGAGCTTCTAAGGCACAAATGCTCATAGGTAACCTTAACCACTACTTAGATATGATTCGAGCTGTAACAGGCTTAAATGAAGCGAGAGACGGTACTATACCTAATTCTGATGCACTAGTGGGTATTCAAAAACTTGCAGCACTAAGCTCTAATACGGCTACTCGTCATATATTAGATGGAAGTCTTTACATATATAGAACGTTAGCTGAGGCGCTAACTTATAGGGTAGCTGATATATTAGAGTTTTCAGATTTTAAAGAAGATTTTATAAATAAAATAGGTAAGTATAATGTTGGTATTTTATCAGAAATAAGTGATTTATACATATATGATTTTGGAATATTTATAGAGCTCTCTCCAGATGAAGAACAGCAAGCTATGTTGGAGCAGAATATTCAAATGGCTTTATCAAAACAAGATATAAATTTAGAAGATGCTATAGATATAAGAGAAATTAAAAACCTGAAATTAGCTAATCAATTATTAAAAGTAAAGCGTAAAGCTAAACAAGAAGAAGACGCTAAAAAAGAAAAATTAAAACAACAATCTGTAATGCAGCAACAAATGCAGTCTCAACAAATGGCAGCACAAGTTGCTCTTCAAAAAATTGAAGCTGAAGCACAAGCAAAAATTAAATACAGACAAGCTGATATTGCTTTTGAATTAGAAAAATTAAAAGGAGAGGCTAGCTTAAAAGCTCAGTTAATGCAGCAAGAGTTTAATTACAATTTACAATTACAGGGTATGACCCAAAATCAAATTAGTCAACGTGAACAAGATAAAGAAAAAGCTAAGAGTGAAAGAATTAGTCAACAAAACACTCAGCAGTCTGAACTAATTACACAAAGAAAAAATAATCTTCCACCTAAA